GAGAGATCGACTGTTACGTTAGCCATTATGTTTACTCCTTAATGTGAGTTGTATTTCTTGATGCGTGTCGTATAACGCCACCTGTGAGGAAGCTGTATAAGCGAAGTGTCGGCCATTACGTATCACTTCGATATCGGTACCTGGCTAAATTTCGAGATCGGGCGAAATGAATAAAACTACGGTCTGAGAAGCCGATGGTAGTTTATTAACGATGTCGTTAGTTTGAAGAGTTTTAAATGAAACTCGACAAGGGTAACTAATTGCTTCGAGTTCGCCGTTCTTAACTATGCCAGTGAGAGGATCTTGAATGGCTTTCTTTTGTTCAGTAAGAATACATGTATCTTGGTATAAACGCTCGAAATGTTGACGAGCTACCATTTTAGTTTTCGATAACATGTTATATCTGTACCTTCTAGAGAAGTCCATTTAGTAATGAGAGAAGTTAAATAATGTAAGGTATTATCGCCGTCGAATTCAATTTCCGTGTCGCCTTCCTTTAACCGTTTAATAGGTTGTAAGTCGGCTTCTTTAAGTATGATATCCTTATGATGATCGATAAACCTTGCAGCTACTCTTTTGTCGAGCAGTCCAGAGAGTTCGGACGGCAACTCTTCTTCGTTAAGAATATTAAGAAGATATTGCCGTTCCGTATCATAGATGTATTGAAGAACGTTGTCGTATTCCGGTGTCACATTAAAGTGTGTCGTGAACCGAATGAGTTCTTTTATGTTATCCATGATTATTTAACCCTTATTATTTTTTGAATGTTGCTTTTACGACTTTAGATTCGTTTGTTAAACCTACAGCATAGTGTGCAGATACTACTACGTCAGTAGACAATGCTTTTGCATGGCGTTCAGTTTCGAGCATAGCTTCTGCTTTAGTATAGATAGTTACTGCTGGAAGAGCTGGAGTACCGTCTTCTACTTCTGGAGACAAGCATACGATGAAGTTGTCGATAGTAGCTTTAGAATCATCGATACGACGAGAAGCTACCACACGACAGCCAGCGATCATACCGATTTCACCGTTAATCATTACGTCGGCATTATATTTGTTACGGTCGATAAAGTTAGGGTCCAAACGTAAAGTAGTTACTTGAGAAGGAGCTACGAAAAGAACTTTTTCAGTATTACCTTCTTCATTCAATTTATCGACAGCTGCTACAACGCCTTCATAAGAGATAGCTTTAGCGGAAGTAGCTGCCAAAGTAGTAGTAGCTAGAGCTGCCAATACATCGTTATCCATTTTATCAGCGATAGACAAAGATAATTGATGAGTAGCTTGACCGACAGGGTCACCCAAACCAGAGTTAACTGCTTTATCTGTCAAAGTAATTGCTTTACCAGCTGTTTTAATTTGTACAGTTTTAGTGGAAGCAGTCATAGTAGTAGTCGTTACTTCTGCACCTTCTGCAACATCTTCAGCTGCACCGATATAAGCCCATACCGGAATTGTGATAGTGTCACCAGGAACACCTTTAAGGTCTTCGTTTACTGCTGCGAATTGTGTAAATTTTAATGCTTTAGGCAAGCCAGCAGATACCATATCTTGCATAACTTGTGGATTAATAATATTAGCGAGTTTTGTTTCGTTAGCCATTTGTTAAATGTTCTCCATGTTAAATAATTAGTTAGATAATTCTGTGTAGAGGGCCGGATCGCTTTCCTGTAATGCTACCCTATCCTTGTAAGACATTTTGTTGAATTGTTCTTTCGTAATACCAGGATTTGGATTAGCGTTAGATTCACCAGGTACGACACCGACTGGTTTAGATTCGGCGAATAAGTAAGGATCCGATTCTTTTAAAGCTTCGATTTGTTCGGTAAGGCCTGTGATAGTGCCGTCTTCTTTTAATTCGATAGCTTGTTTGTTTAAGAGGGAAGTTAAGATTTTCGGATTCTTGACGCCGCATTGAAGAATTGCGGTATTAATACCGTTATCGACTTGCATATCTTTAATTTGTTGTGCATATTGACTATCACGTTCAGCGGCTTTATCTTGTAATTCTTTAATCTGTGCTTTAAGTGTTTCATTAGCTGTTTCAGATTCGGTTAGTTTATTGATTTCGCTTCGTGTTGTCTCGATCTCGGATTTTAATTGCTTATATTTTTCGTTTTTCTCGTTAAATTGAGACTTTGTTACATAGTTTTTGCCATAATCCTCGATGATTGCTGTTGCTTGTTCTTCTGTTAGATTAAGTGCAAGTAATTCTTCTTTTGTCATTGTTAGTTCTCCTATAATGAATTCGTTTTATTTTCGTGAGTAACATCTCACAAGTTATTTAAAGGATGTAATAAGTTATTCTTTATCGTCTATAACTTATTTAAAAAGACAAGGGTTAGATAAATGAATGAATGTTGTCTAGCGGCGCTACTTTACGTAGGTAGCTTTCCATTCCTCGTAAGATATATCGGGTACAAATTCCGTCTTCTGATCTGGTCGTGATGCTCGTGAGTTAAGCGGAACATACGGTATCATCGTAGAACGACAATAAGGATGGAACGGTGGCGCCGTAATACCAGGCTTAAAGTCGGTACGATCGATGATATGTTTATCTAAATGACGACATACTGACGATGTATGCTTATCGAGGGTTGCCAATATCTGATATTGTTTAACGTTTAATTCTTTAAACGTATTATTAAGTGCTAATTCTTGTACGTAGGCTACTTCTGTTTCGACTAAGCGTCGTGCATTCGACATCTGTACGTTACAAGCTTGGGATATACGTTCTGTAATACGCTCTGTCGGTTCTTGTGCAATAAAGGAACGTGTTATCTCTTGCTGTAGCTTCGTGATTAGCTTATCTCGTTGATCCCAGATCCGTTGTGAAAAGTCTGTATTGTTCCACGGCGTATTAATAGCTTCTTGAATTGCTTTCTTCGGTATTTGTCTAAATGTTTGATACTTGCCTTGTAATGATTGTGTAAGATATGCGGCTTCGTAGTAAGTCGAGTTATAAACTTTATTTAGTGCATCGTTAATATTGGTATGCTGTTCTTGTGCTAAGATTTCGACAAACTGTGAAGTATGAATCCATAATTCTTCTAGGCGTGATAGACGTGCTCGTAAGGAAGCATTTTCAAGAAGCTTTATTTGTTTCGGGGATAGGTTCTTTTGTTGTGCTAGCTTAATGTATTGTTTAAGCGTTATCTTAAAGTCTTTTAATTCTCGTGCCGACAACTGTCTCTTAGCATCGGCAAGGGAGAGGTTATTAGAATTAGCGTATCGTTGAATAAAACCGGCTATCTGGTTTTCGTATTTATTTAAAGAATACGCATAGATCGAAGTAAGGTCTTCGAATGAGGACCGTGCTACGTGTAAGCCATCTTCTTTTAAATTAAGAAAGCGTTGTTCCCAGTACGTCATTGTTTAGTACCTCGTTACGTTCTTTCTTAATACGTTCAAGCTCTTCTTTAGTGTCGAGTGTCCACGGATGGTTAGCGACTATCGTTTCTTCAGAGATAATACCGGTAGAGTTTCGACATGCATCGATTAATTCAGATTGGTTTAATGGTAAATCTCGGTTAAATATAAATACTACGTCACTGGATATAGGTTTGTTAGATAATGAAAGGTATGCATTAATAAATGTTAATAGGCGCTCGAGTGATGCCTGGAATTCGGTCTCCATTTCGTTAGCATCGAGATCGATATCAGAATACATAGAGTTAATGTTCATCTGATTAGGATTATTGGCCATACGATCATCTTTTGCATCGAAGCCTCGACCATTCGTGATAATAGCTCTTTCAAGAAGCTTAATGATCGTTTCATAGTTAGAAGCATTAACTTCGATATTCAAAGTTTCGACACCAGATTCGAATTCTGGCGAAGACGTTATCTTAATCGCTCCATATCGTGCTAATTGCTCTCGGAAATTAGCTAGGTTTTCACCGTCATATCCTTTAATAACGAGGATTGTATTATGAACGTCTTGAGACATAACGTTAGCAAAATTGGATAACATCTGGTTAAGTGCATCTTGTAACGGCTTTATCTTAGAGAGTAACGGTACTTCTTCTGAATTAGATCGGAACCAGATTAAGGGAACCGATTGCCAGTTATAAGAAAGACCACTTCTTTGGATATACGGTCTAGATTGCTTAGTCGTGTCTGGTTGAAGTGTTCCATTGATGTAGTCGTAGTAAGTAACACCTTCTGGTTTATAGTATTCGACTTTATAGAAGGAAGTCTTAGTCTTCGGCGTCATATATACTTCGAATTCATAGAAGTAAATAAAAGCATCGAGTGAATCGTGTTCTTCGTCGTGCCATAGCGGGATAACGAATTCAGGCTTCATACGTTTTAATTTGAAGTTACCTTGATTATCGATATATGGATGTAGGTAAGCTATCGTACCGATATAAGCATCTTTACCGAGGTTTTTTAAAGTACGCTGGAAGTTCTTGTTAATGAAGTCGGTTAAGTCTGTAGTCGATTTAACGTCGATAGGCTTTGATAATAGATAATTAGTCTTTTGATCGACTAAATCATCGAATAAGTTATTAATAATCTTGTTATTAGGAATCGTACCTTTAGCATCGGTCGGATTGCCGTTAGAGTCCATTACTACATGTTCTGGTAGTTTGTGTTTACCTTGATAGTAGTTACGTGCTTGGAGTATCTCTTGTCGTTTCTTAGAATAGAGAAACGCTTCGAGTTCTGCTTGCACGAATTGAGACTCGGACATACCGGCATGCTTACGTATGATATCGTTCCATTCTTCGTTTAGCATTAGGGTCCTTTCTTATACGAATTCAAATGTCGGTGTTTGTGTATTAATCTTTTCTGCTACACCGGTTAGTGCATCGGGAGCATCATCGTGTAGGTTTTTACCTTCTCGCTGATAGCTTGTGATCGCTTTATAAAATTCTGGATATTTATTGTGCCAGTTATACGGGAAGTAAATGTGTTCCATAACCCAGGTAGCATTAGATAAGATACGGGATTGTTTATTCTTAGATTGATGAAAAGCTTTTATTGTAGTGTAGTTAGTGTTATAGGTATTAGTTAGATAATGAATGATTTGTCGGCTAAAGCCTCGGCCGCCATTATTAGATTCGATGTGAGCAATATTCGCTTTATATTCGTATAGATGTTTCGCTACGAGCGGTTCTGTTATCTCCATCGGATCATTCGTATATATGACGTCGAGTATATAGGCTTCTTTCTGATAGATGCCGTAAATAATAGAACATAAATAGTCAGTACCCGTATCTGCTGTATCGGTGTATGCTTCGATACGTTCGAATTGAGGTGGCGTATCGTATGTCTTAAGCGATGAATACAGTTGACCTTTAAGGTCGATAGGTTCTTGCTGGTAGTTGGCATAAAAGATGTCTGGAGATATTAACTTCTTCTTCTCCTCGTACGATTCTCTAGAGAGTACTTCGTCACATAACATCGTGCCATCGTCTTGAAGTGCCTTAAGTGATACGACTTCGGCATCGTCTTTGAAGTGATTAATAATACGACCAGCTAAGTCGTCGGATGCCCAGCGTGTCATAATAATAATGATTTTGCCGCCTTCCTCTAAACGGGATAGCATCGTGTTAGTAAACCATTCGAAGTGTGATTGTTTAGTAAGTTGGTTATTAGCTTCGAGTGCATTCTTAATGACGTCGTCGATGATCATAAGAGAACACCCGAAACCAGTAGCCGTACCAGAAGGAGAAGTAGCAAGGTAAGATGAATATTGACCTTCGAGGGACCACATGTTCATTGCCGCATCGCCTTGTTTAATCTTGATATCGGGAAATACATCGGAATAAACTGGAACGTAGGGATCGGCTTTATTGGTTTGTATAGCATTACGTACCGACTTAGCGAATTGTGTCGATAAAGTTTCGTTATATGATCCTGTCATTATCTTCTGTGTCGGGGCCTTACCTAGATACCACTCTACAAACTTAGTAGCTGTTCTTGATTTACCAGATCGTGGTGGCATTGATACGACTAATACTTTCTTAGAGGAGTGTGTTACGAAATTCTGAAGTACCGAGGTTAAATAAATGAGATATTGGCGCGACCGTTTATAGAAGTCGGGAGCCATTAATTCGC